CAAATTTCTTAGAAGCTGATGGAGTTCTAAATGGTTTATTTAATGAAACTTCTCTACCTTTGTATTTAGCCATAGAATCTTTTTATAGAATATCTGTTAAAGGTAAAGCCTCAAAATCATCTCCTGTTTGTCCATCTGATTGACCTAATACTTGTTTTCCGAGCCAAATAAGCATACTGACATTACCCTTCTCAGCTACTTCAAACTGTTTCTTCCTTAATCTAATTTTACCTTCTGCTTTTCCTTTTATTATTTCTTGGGAATAATTAGTTCTTAATGTCTTAACATCAACCTTAAAGAAATCAGCCATCTCTTGCATAGAACAATGCATTAGTGCTAATTTATATACTTGTTCTGCGTCTAGTTCCTTCTTAGGACGACCAGCTTTAGAGTTTGTTGTATCGTTTTCCTGTTTGTTCATGTATTGCTTCTTTTCCTGTAAAATTTTGCCATCTCTGTATTATTACATCACAATATTTAGGATCAAATTCCATAACATATGATTTTATTTTAAATTTTTCTCCAGCTATTAATGTACTACCTGATCCTCCAAAATAATCTGCTATGCTTTTTGATGTTAAATTAAATCTTTTAATAATCCATTCCATTAAAGCTACTGGTTTTTGAGTTGGGTGTACTCTGTTTTTTTTCTCTGAAGATTTGGTAAATTGTCTAACAACAGATCTAAAATTTCCCCATGCCAATTCGCAATCTGTTTGATCTGATTGCCCGTTGTTTTTATCCCATACTAACCAGCATTCGCTGTCAGGTAATACCGAACAATAATAATTAGCACCCCACCATATTTGTTTTGCTTTTGGGTATAATCCATAAATAAGTTTAAACGAATCTTTGGCGATAGTGTTATCATTATCTCCCATAATATCTGATTTGTAATTTTTAGATAAAACACCGCTTTTTGAAACTGCGTTCATTCCATAGGGTGGATCAGTATGTATCAAATCAGGATAATCTCCATTCATTAATTTGTCTATATCGTTCAAAACAGTTGAATCGCCACAATATAATCTGTGATCCCCTAATATCCATAAATCTTTTGGTTTTGTTTTTGGTATTTCAGGTATTTCAGGAGTTTCGTCTTCATCAGTTAAGCCAATAACTTCTTCAAATAAAAAATCATCTATTTGGTTCTTGTTAAACCCTAATATATCTAAATTAAAACTATCCTCATCTAATCCTTTAATCTCTAATTTAAGTTTTTCTAAATCCCAACCAGCATTTAAAGCTATTTGATTATCTGCAATATTGAGTGCTTTTATTTGTGTTTTGGTTAATCCTTTTATGGTTACACAAGGAACTTCTGTCCAACCCATTTTTTTAACTGCCATAAGCCTACCATGACCAGCTATAATTCCGTTTTCTTCTTCAAGTAAAATAGGATTGGTAAATCCAAATTCTTTAATAGAACTTATAATTTGATTTATTTGTTCTTCAGAATGTGTCCTACTATTATTAATGTAGGGTATAAGATCAGATACTTTTCTAGTTTGTAGTTCCATAATTTACCGATTATGTAATCGTATTTTCTGCCTACTACTTTTTTAAACTATTTGCAAGATATTCTACTAACTTAGGATTTTGAGATAGCAAGTCGCATACCCCATTGGTAGCTGTTTCACAAAATAATTCTTCAATGTTGGCTGGTACTTCCCACGAGTAATGCCCAGCTATTATATGAAACATTTCATGTATAATACAATTAAGTGTAGTGGCATGATCTAGAGATTTATCTATTTCCATAACATTAGCATCAGGATCAACTTCTGCCATAATTTTTCTTTTCTGTGCTGATTCGTGTGAGATGTATTTAATCTTAATGAGTCTATGTCCAAACTTTAAGCTAGTTGGCTTCCTCATTTTTTCTTTTTTCGTTTCGTGTAGCTTTTGCCTTTGCCTGATTTTATTTTGTATCGTCCTTTACCAAATTTTTTAACGATCAATTCAGATAATGTTGATGAAGTAGTTAATCCAGCCATTAGTCTATTGCTGTAATTGAAATTTCGCCCGATCCAGCACCATGTCCTATAAATGCTACCTTGTCGCCTGACTTAAATGAAAATACCTCTACATGGTCAGTAGGCATAAGTGGATCATTCTCTGTGGCTGTTGGATTAGCACCAAATTTAATATGTGCATGAGTTGTTGTAGCTATTCTAATTTTACCTGAACCAGTTACAATAACAGCAGATTGTGCTGATGTATTTCCTACTGTGTAAGTTCCAGTTGATGTATCAGGATCTAATTTAGTTATATTGTCCATTATTTCTTCTTGGGTTTATATTTCTTAATCGCTTTAGCAATAAATATGTTTTTATACAATGAAACTTTTTTGCCAAATTTTTTATCTGCTTGGCTTTTAGCTGATTTGTATGCTTTGGTTTTCTTATTAAAAGATTTAGGTTGCCCTAGTTTTTTTGGTCTTGGTTTAGCATAAATAGGTTTTTTATTCATTTCTTTTTCTTCTTTTTCTTATGTGCTGAATCTTTCATTAATTTACCATTAGGCATATAATGATATCCTTTTGGTGCTTTTTTCTTAGCCATTATTTCTTTTTCTTTTTAGCTTTTCTTGCAACAGATAATGCTATTGCAACAGCTTGTTTGGTTTTTTTACCAGCTTTCATTTCTCGCTTAATGTTATAGCTGATAGATTTTTTAGAATATCCTTTTTTAAGTGGCATGATTCTCCCTTTAGTTTGATTTGTCGGATTCTGCAAGTTTAAATTTTACAAAGTCTTCAAATCGGTCTTTGCTCAATTTTTGTTTTGCGACCTCAAATTCAGAATAAGTTTGATTTTCAAAGATAGTTTGTTTTAAGTCCTTCAGAGGTACTTTGCTAGACTTAATATCTACCTTTTTATATTTATTATCCATACCAGTATATATACTTTTATTTGATTTATTTATATTTATTGTTCTATCTGCCCTATCTTGTGCCTTTTCTTGTGCCTTTGATTTGTCTAATTTTTGATATTTGTTATATTTTACAATGCTATATACCGATAAAGTTTGTGCCACTCTTTGTGCCATATTCTGTGCCTTTATAAGATTGCCAATTATAGTCCTAGTTCTCTTAACAGTTATCTCAAATTTCTTTGCCAAATCCCTTAAAGCAATACAAACTTCGCCTCTTTGAAGTAGTATTCTTTTTCTTCTGTACAAAACTTTAGTAGGTTCGTGACAAGCCTTAGATAGTAAATAAATAAACATTACAGTTTCTAAAGTAGAATTAAAATCTTTAGACTCCCAAATCTTTCTATGTAGTAATATAAATCCTTGCTTAGTATTCATTTGACCACCTTCTTTACTTGCTCTAAAATGTTTGCGTATTTTTTTTTGGCTATCTCACAAGATTTATATACAGGAAACCAACTTAGATTTAGTTCCTTGCCTAGCTTTGCATAACTAATATTTAGTTTATCTTTTAAAATTGAAATAAGAATTTTCTTTTGGTCTATTTCAAAAAACTCATTGTCCTTGTAGATTTTATTGTTGAGTAGTGCCTTTTGTACTTGCTTGGAGATTGTCCCAATACTTGATTGGTTCGTCATAGTGTCCTTCCTTGTATAGTTGTTTAATTTTCTTGCACGGACTTTTGGAAGCCAATGCTTCTGCAACTCGTATAGGATTTGTATAAAGTTTGCAATAAAATAAAACTTCATTCATGGAATGTTGTTCTTGATGACATAACCAACACATAGGAATAACAAAAGCATCTCCACCTTTAGTTCCCCAGCCAACATTACCAGTTTGATCGGTTTTGCGAATATGACAAGCCTGAACAGAATAGTTAGATCGGCATTTAATACAAACATGATTTCTGCCAACCCACTCAAGATGTTTCTTGGATTTAACTATTTTTGTTTTCCGAATCATATATTGCGTGGCTACTCAGGAAGGCATGAATAGCCACAATTTTGTCAATACAACCAATAGAACAAAATAGCAACATTATAAGCTATTGAATTTATTATATTCTTTTTATATAAATATTCTCTTTTTAATAGATATATTATATTAGTAATATATAAGGGTGTTTATGAAAACAAATCAACAAGGAGAAAAAAAAATGACTAAATTAAATAAAGAAGAAGTTGAAAACAAAATGGAAGAAATTATTAAAAAAGTATATCTTCAAAACCAACATAAAATAATGGAAGCAATTGCAGAGGAAATGGGTGTTAAAAAAGAAGTTTTATATTTTGCTTTTGCTAAAAACAAAGAAGTAAGACATGAAATTATGCAAGTCTTACAAAGACATCAAGATAATTTTTTAAAACAAGTAGCTTAAACTAAACAGGGGGGCGAAAGCCCCCCCATAACAGGAAGGTAAATAATGAAAATAAATTTAATACCAAAAACAGATCAAGATTATCTTAATTTAAAAAAACAATGCGAAGATCAAGATAGTATTTTTAAAGATATATCTTTGGAACACTTTAAAAAGATTGTCCAAAATTAT